CCTGAAGAATTCGCTTAAGCCGCAGGAGCACTGGTACGTTCAGAAGCGGCTTGCGCCTGAGCGCACCGAGTTCCTGCCGGCATGGGATTGGCTGGAGGGGGGCGAGATCCCCAAGAGCACGATCACGCAGTCCGGGTTCAAGCCGCAGATCGAGGAGATGGCACGCTTCGGTTACATCAATCTGAAGAAGATGCAGCATTTCCCGGCTGACGAACCGGACTGGCGAGTCGTGAACCGCATGCGTGAGCGCGCGCTCAAGGATCTGGCTTCAGTTCGATTGCTGGTTGAATCAATTCCTGACCATTTTCAAAAGTGATAACGGTCTGTCTCATTTCTTTTATACGAGGAGCATTCTGATGATAGAGAGCATTGAGTTCCGCCAGGGCGTTCTCAGTCTCACTGTTGTTGCCACGCGTAGTAGTGTTTCCAGCGAGTGCAAGCGCAGCATCGAGCTTGACTTTGGCGAGCGCGGCGCTGTCGCCGAAATCCATCGTAGCGAGTTTATGGACTTCCTGTATTCCGTCCACCCGGAAGGCGCGTACGAGATCGGCGACATGATTTTCGAACTGCTCGGTGCTCAGTCGCGAGTACGCCGGATCTACTTTGACTGTCTCTACCGCAGCAGCGAAAGCCTGGAGTGCGCCGCTACGCCGGATGTACAGGTCGAGTTCCCTGACAGTGCAGTCGAGGGCGCAGGCGGCGACAAACAGGTCTCCCCGAGCCTCTGTGAGAGCCCCTTTGATTGACTGCTCCGAGATAGCCCCGGCCTTGCGCGCACGGCTTGTCATTTGCGGGTCTTCCGTTCAGGCAGACGTTTGAGTGACTTGCCGTGTTGCTCTTCCACAAACTTTTTGCCGACCTTCTTTGGTATGCCAAGGTTGGACTTCCCGGAAGCCGCAGCATGCATAGCGCGGCTTTGGCTTTTGGATTTCATCGGCATGATAGAGACTCCTAATATGAAAGACCAACCGCATACCCCAGACGCTGAAGATCAGGCAACTGCTTCCTCAGTCGCCCTGCTCCGATGTCGGTCCTGTAAAACGGTGAATTGGGTATCTTCACCTTTTTTATCGCGCTGTAAGCGCTGCGGCGGGCCCCCGTTATGGACTCTCCCGTACCCGTCGCCACAAGAACATAGTCCCCTGCTGTCACCGGACCCGGAAGACTAACCACTTTACCGTTGACCTCGCGCGGTGCGTCGCCAATCATGACTTCGGACCAGTGGAGGTGCTCCATGTCTTCGGCATTATAGATCGGGATTCCACACAGTTCCTTGTTCGTGATTTTCGAATAGGGGAAGTCAGGCAGGGCCATGAGTACCGATACACAGACGGTGTCGAGTTTCACCCTGAGCGTATCCTTGCCGTTAACCAGATCCAACATCCATTGCGCCGGGTCGCCTTCGATCAGCGCCGACAGGTTGTGCCGGATCGGCCAGCCGTCGCGCATTGTCCACTCTAGAGGATAAGGAGTTCCATCGTGCATTATCATGCAATTCACATCCACGTATCCGACGTAGCCGACCCGCTTGAGATGTTCTGCGGCAGGCTTAAGTACCTGCTCCGCGAGCTTGGAGCGCTTCACAACACGGACGGTCGTGCCCATCTCTCCCGTGTTGACACCGAGATCCCCGTTCATCAGCTTCTTGTTTTCGAAGTTTTCAACCCATCCGGCTTTGGACCAGCCCGAGGGGCCGAACCAACCGCCTACGGCCATTTCCATGCCGTCAATTTTCTGCTGCAGAATGAAACCGTCTTCTTTCGCGGACTTGACGTACTTCGGGATGCCCTTCCAGCGTTCGAGCATATAGACCAGATCGGCTGCGCTGTTAGCGACGTAGGACATGGCGCGTTCGCCGTCACCGGATGGCTTGGAGACAAATGCTGTACCCTGCTTCTTGACATAGGCGATTGCTGAATCGTAATCGTGGAACGTCTTGCCGGGAATGATCGGCATACCGCACTCTTCCATAACCTTCTGCCCGACTTCACGGTCCAGTTCCCATTCCACGGCTTCAAGGTTGCAGCCGTGGATGGGGTAGCCGATCTTGCGGTAGGGCTCCAGCAGATCGAGGTAACAGACATTGTCAGGCGTGTAGATGAGATCCGCCCACCCGATCCACTTTTTCCGGAGGTCGTTGAATTCGCGGATCTTCTCAACGATCCCCTCGCCCGCATGGCGGTCGGTTCCGTCGGGACGCGGTTTGTCATACCACTTCACTTCGTGGCCTGCACGCTGCCACCGCATGCACAGGTCCAGCGCGTTTGAGCCGACATCGATAACTAGTATTTTCATTTTGCATCTGCTATAGTGGTCGTAACTTCCGGAGAGATCACCATGTCTGTAACCATGCTCATAATCATCATTTGGATGATTGCTGTAAACGCCAACGAAACCCGCAAGAACTACGATGACTGATACCTGCTACACGATCATTGAGGCGGTGATGGTATTTGTGTGCCTGATGGTGCTTGGCTCGTCTGGCTCCGATCACCATTAGGCTGCGCATACTGCGCGCGTAGCGCGCCGAGAGCTGCGGCTTGCGCCTTGCCGTTTGACGCATTGTAGGCCGCGCGCAGCAGGTTGCGGCCCGTCTGTGTGAGCAGCGCCTGTGAAGCGATGTACGGCGTCACCGCAGCCGCCGCAGCCGCACCCAGGTGCCCTGCTGCCGCTGCCGACACCGTAGCGATAAGGTGCGCTGTGGGCGTGGTCTTCGAAGTGTTCACACCGACCTTGTCGCCCGCACGCGCCATCGTGTCCGTCACGTCCTTGATGTCTTTTATCTCTTTCGGGGAGAAGCCCATCTCCGCGAGCTTCGGCTCTACCTTGTCGATTTCCTTACGGAACTTGGCAAAGGAGATCGGCGGCGCACCCGGTATGTCGTTCTTGGCCTGCTCCAGTCCGTTCCGCAAGACGTAAGCCTTAACGTCCTGCAACGTCTGCGGATCATGCTGTTGAAGAATCGCGGTTACCGACTTGGCTTCGCTCGGTTGCATGTTCAGGTAGCGCTTCGCGATCAGTTCCGGTGCTTTGGTATTCGCGGTAGCGCCGCTAAAAGCCGCGTCCACGGTATCCTCGCCCAACAGTTTGCCAAGCGCCGATTTCTGGATGAAGTCAATCGATTGCGATGCTTTCTTGTAGTTCTGGTTCGCTTTCGCGAGCGCCTGTGCGATGGGAGTCTTTGCGGTGCTCGCATCATCGAAGTCGCGATTGATTGCACCGAACAGACGCTTCGCAAGCACCTGGTTCGCGTTCGGATCGATGTCGTTGAAGATGTTGCCGGTGCGGCGCGCGGCTTTCCCCCACGCGCTACGCGTTTTCATCGCGTCATCAATCGTATGCGTGGCAGGGCCGGTCGTCGCCGGGGTTGCGCCTTTGATCGGTTGGCCGTTAGGCCCAAGGATAGGAGAGGCGGCCGCGCCGGCTTTCGTGGTCGTCAGAGCTTCCTTGATGCTGCGCGCCTGCGCTGCGATCTTGCGCGCGTCGCCCGACGGAACGTTCTCGTTCTCCGCGATGATCTTGTCCAGCGTCGCCATCGTGTTCTTGTAGCCAACAACAGGCTTGTTCCCTGCTACCTGCTTCACGGCGGCGTAGTCCGTCTTGGCTTGCGATTCCCGCAAGCTGTCGATCTTCTCCACCGTGTTCTTGTACGAAGTCCGTAGCTGGTTGCCGATGGCCTCCGGGTCAGCAGTGGCGGTGCCCATCTGTGACGCCAGTTTGTCGATACGGTTCACGCCAGCCGTAACCTGCGCCATCTCATCGCGGTGTGCGGTGCCGGCCGACGGGAACAGATCGCGGAGCACGTTCTCAGTGAACGTGAGCGTTTTGTTACCCGTCTCCTGCCCAAGCGTCAACGGAATGCCGGAGGCTTTCGACGCGCGCGCGGCTTCAGACGGAGGGGCAGGGATACCGCGCGGCGCGCCGGCCAGGCCGCCGGCTGCTCCACCGAGCAGCGAACCTGCTACCTGGCCTGGTGTACCGCCCACCTGACGCCCAATCTCACCGCCCACGCCGCTGCCCACCGCCGCGCCGATACGGGGAAGCAGCTTAGCCCCGCCGCCCGGTAGCGCGGCCGATGGCAATGCCTGAAGGCCCGCTGCAACGACCTCCTGCGTCTTGCTGCGCGGTTCGGCGCTAGGCCCGATTGCCCCAACGTTCTTCAGGATCTGCTCAATGTGCTCAGTGCTGCCGGCCATCGGTTGATCGGAGCGGCGCGCGGCAGGCGCCTTGATGATCTTGTTCAGTTTCTCCGCTGCTGGCGACTCCGTGGCGGATAGCAACTGCTTGCCGACCTCAGCAGGAATGCCGGCAACTTGCGCGGCGCCCTTCGCCAGATTACCTCCCACGAATCCGGTCAGGCTTTGCGGAGGCTGTTCTGGTGCTTTAGCAGGCGACGCAGTGCCAAGCCACGAATCATCGACCGGATGCCCGTTCGCCTTGAGTTTGGCGAACAGATCCGCCTTGGACGTGCCATCCGGCACGCCGCGCACTGTCGTTCCGTCAGGAAGTTGAACGTCCATTATTTCAGATCATTCCAATTGACCACGTTGTTGCTTGCGGCCGCGCCCGGTTTCGATCCGCCCACCTTACCGGCTTGCCGCACGCGATCCGCGAACATCTTCGACGTTTCCTGCGAAGCCTCCGCTTCTTTTCGCAGACCGAGTTTCATCCGGTTTATCGCGGCTTCCAGTTGCGGAAGTGTTTGCGCGTCGTTGATACGGGACATTGTTTCCGCGCGCGCCGCGTCCGTGGAAGCGCCACCGCCCGCCATCGCCTTGTTGAACTGCCCCTCGAGATCGCCAAGCGCATTCTTCAGGTCGACAACCGCAGGGTCGCCCCCGTAATTCGCCAGCACGTAATTAATCTTCTGGT